AATTCGACTTCAACGGTATCATCTTTCTCGGTTTCAAGTTCTTCATTAAGTGGTTTGAATTGGGCGCAGTAGATCCAAGTTTGGAACTTCTTACCTTTTTCGTTCTTGCCTTCAAAGAAGATACCCACTTTTGGAGTTTCTTGGACACCGGCATAGAAATGCAAGTTACCATTTGAATCTTTAGTGGAAGGAAGGATTGTAGATAAGAATGTTGCGTCTGCACCATACATAGTCATTTTTCCATCTAAGGCGACAACGGATGAATGTTCTTCTTCCTTGTCATCAGCATTCAATGTTTTAGTCTTTAAGACTTTTTGAATGGAGACCTTAATGTTATTGACTTCTGTTTCTCCCTCTGCAAGAGTCATTGGTTTAACTGGAGCACTGTAAACAGGGTATCCATCAGAACCATAGCTCGCGATCGGGAAGATTCTAATTTTTGAGAGTGACATATGCTTTCCTCCTAGATTTTCTTAGTGGCTTGATAGCGGATCTGCGTTAGCTTATCCACATAATCGATGGAATCGAGAGCCACTTTTTCGAACTTCCATCCTTCTTGCTCGAACTGCTCGGCGATTCTTTCCAGAACATCGAGAGTCGACTCATCATTCTCGCCATTTTTCGAGTAGACATCGATACTAGCATAGACACTACGTATTGCTACGCGATCATCAGCACGACCGACTGGATCTATCGATGGAATCGCCCAGATGACTAATATCTCTTTCGGGCTAGCACTTGTGGGCGCCTGGCGATACCAGAACATTACACGTTTGGACTTTTTCTTTATCTCGCCATCATCTAATAACGAGCCATCAATCAATTTTGCCTTCTTAAGAATCGATACAATGTCATCTTGGGCTTTTCTCAATGCTTTAACAGCGTTCATTTGAGCTTACCTCCGATCACTTTTGTATAACCGAGTTCATCAGAGACTCGTTGACAGGTTAATTTTGTTTCAATTTTTCTTAGCTCGTAATCATCAGGTGGAGTAACGACTTTCATTACCATATCCCCATACTCGATATAACAATCTGTATTGACTTCTGGGTGGTAATTAATGACTACAAGGTATGCACTGGTTTCTTTGTGTAGAGCGTTATACACCTCAGTAGCGCTCATTTGCCTAATATAGGCTTTTAGAGACTCGTTTACTGGGTGAAGGTACTGTTTTATCACAACCGACTTTTTCGGGTTGTTAGCGTACTTCTTTTCGATTATACGGAAGACCTTGATATAAGACTTCTTCTCATACTTAACTCTATCCGGCATTGGCTTTAATCCCCTTTACACGGAGAATATCCTTTAAGTCATCAAGGTAAGATGAGATTCCGTATGTGTAATCATACTCAGGCTTATATCCATCCTTCCCATAATAGGATTGTCTTACATATAACTTGGCACACATCTTAGCAATAGGTTCCTTATCGTCTCCCCACTTATCATAACCAGTACGTTGAGAGATAAAGGAAGTGGCTTCATCGGCAAGCTCTTCCAAGTCGTGTAATGGATAACTAGAGTCCTGGTCAATCGCTTTTCTCACTTCATCAGTTGATAGAATTCGTGTTAGTGCCATTTCGGCCACCTCCTTTTCTTTTAGTTTTTAAGTTAAGCTGCTACAAGAGTGATCTCGACAGCTTTGGAACCGTTAGCAATATCTGAAGCAGAGATTTTGACAGTTCCAGTGACGGTGGTATAGCCTTCTTTTGCAATGGAATAGTTGTATGTTCCTTGTTGAACCTTGTACACACCATCAGTGGCTGACACCGCGTCTCCAGATCCGATTGTTCCACCTGTTTTCAAGGTGATGGAATCTGGTTCTGCAGCTTCACCAGAGATTTTGCAGGAGAAGGAGAGATTAGTCTTGCCTTCTTCAATGTCAGCGTATCTTTCGAGGACCGCACCGACAGTATCGTAAGAAGCAGGGATCTCGTGACCTTCTTCTTGTTTGATTAATGCTCTTACCACATCGGCTTTGCTACCATTGACGGCAGTACCGCCATGAGCAACGATGATACGGTTTAAGCTTTCAACGATCTTTCCCATCTTAGGTACCTCCTAGTTAAGTTTTAATTAGGAAGCACGTGTGCCTTTAACGAATGCACCTGGGAATGGTGCGGAGGCACAGAATTGAGCCGCGACGTAAGTTGTGACGTGTTCGTCGATGTCACGAGCTTTTTCGATGTTCATTGGGATGAGCATGTTGGCTTTGAAGTACTTAGAGACGTTACCGACTAAGATGTCGCCATCTTCTAAGTTTTCGTCGACTTCGACTTTTAAGCCGGCCATACTTGTCACGCCGAGACCACCGTTAACGATTGGGAACTTGAAGTTACCATTGTCATCGACCGCGAATGCGATTGCGTCAAAGACGTCTTGAGCAACGTAGATTTTTGCACCACGTCTGTAGGAACCTTTACAAAGCTTAACTGCTTTGACAACGGTTTCTAACTCTTTACCAGCTTCATAGGAGTTAATGCCAGTAGATGTAGCCCCATAAGCAACACCTTTAACTGCATTAGATCCATTGCCGTAAATGAGTTTAGCAGCCCAGTCTTCAGATAAGTCTTCGCTGATTCTTTGCATGATGTAGGCACCGAAGTCGATGTCTGTTAAGGCTTCGAGTTCGTCGGTCAAATCGATAGAGATTTGTAACCAGCCTTTAGATAATTCAAGTTTATTGAGCTTGAATTGGTTTCTACCAGTACCGGAACCTTCAGATTTAGCTTTTGCAGCTGTTCTGCTTTCACGATATGGGAAGACGACTAAACCTTTAACGTGAGTAAAGGCGATGTCGTTTAAGATTGGTGACAATTTACCTTCTTCTTTGAGGAAGTCGAGTAAGATACTAGTAGGAATTAAGATTCCACCATTGTTAACACCATTGACTTCAGAAGTAGCTGCAACATAGGTTGTAGCAGTTGTAGTCAAGGCTTTATCTAAGGCTCTTTTTTCTTCTTCAGAGACAGAGTCGATTGCCTTTTTTCTGGCGTTCATGCCAGCTAAGAAGCATAAAGCTTGTCTTTTTGTGAATTCCATAGTTGGATTTACCTCTTTCCCTCTTTCGAGTTCTTCACGGGCTTGTCTTTCTAATTCTTCGACGCGAGCATTAAGCCCATTTCTCTCGTCGATAAGTTTTTGAGCCTCTTCGTTAAGTTCTTTAGCGCGGGCTTCGGTTAAGTCAGGAAGTTCATTTTCCTTATTAATCTCAGCAAGTCTCGCCATTATCTCAGCGTGTCTAGCTCTTAGTTGTTCTAAGTTCATGTGATACCTCCTGTGGATTTCATGACTTAATATCAGCAGATCCGAGTAGATCTCTTGTTGACTTACGAATTTCTTCAATTCTAGCCGCCTCCGCAGCTGCACGTTTGTCGGCCTCCACCTGTTTGCGGATGTCTCCACAATCCGCTTTACTACGTGCATGTAGACTTGTTTGTTCGTAGGCAGGAACCATAACTGCAGCTACATCGTACAAGGCACGAATGTGATTAATCGTTCTGTTAATAACGAATGTTTCTTCATCCTCCTTAGTCTCGATAACGCAGTCTTGGTCTTTATCTACTGTGAAGGCAAAGGACATACGGTCCAAAATACCTTCCTCTACTAATTTGAATAACTCTTGACCAGTTGGAGTATCGATGACTTTAGCACGCATATGTACACCGTCATCTTTTCCTTCTAATACAAGTGATTTATTACGCACCCTAGCGACAGGGAACATATCTTCCGAATGATTAAATTTCATGAAACAGTTATCACTATCGGTTTCCTCATTAACAGCACCTCTGGTAATTGTCTCATTGAGAATAACCATCTTGCCATCGAATGGGTCCTTATAACGTAAGATTTCAGTTGGAGCGTCATATACGATTGGAACACCTTCAATAATCATTTCTTTTTCTTCTTGACCATCTTCGTGTTTCCTAACCTCGCTATGAGCTCTGACTTCGACTAATCGATGATAATCACCTGCGCGAATCATACGTTCCATTAAGGCTTTCTTTTCTTCATCAGTCATCTTTGTCATCCTCCTTAGGATTATTTGGATCTATTTTCTTCGACGGATCATTAGGATCATCTTCCCCGTCTCCATCTTTTGTATATGTCTGGTTGATATAAACTTCATCGCCGCCTTCGATAGTAGGCATACCAAGAAGTCTATTAATATCGTTTTGTCGATACTTAGCGCTCTTAACAAGGATTGAGGCATAAAGCGCTTTTTCTTGTGGTGATAGAACGACTAACGGATTTGTATCTCCAGCGATTCTATTTCCCGCATTAAGTTCGCCAACAGTGAATAACTTATAAGTCAATTCTTCAGCGATCTCTTCTACGAGCGGTTCAATGGTAGTCTCATAATAGGACTGCCAGTTCTTGGAATCGAATTTACCCTTACAGATATCAGGCGTACATCCCATGTACTCATAGATATCATTCTTAAGTGATTCGATTTCAGGAGCCTGCGCCCACTTACCATTACTCTGAACTTCTGTGAGCTTCTCATTACCACTTACGTAGATAACGCCATCGTTAGATTCTAAGAACCTACGAGCGTATTCTTCTTGTCTTGCCTTCATATTAGGTTCACTAACTGGAGCACCCGCTTGAATAATGAATCGAATGTATTGAGACGCTTTCATCGCAGCTGCTAAACCTGAATATGACGCCTGGATTCCCTTTAAGGTTTCCGCGATTGGTAATGAGTATTTCCCGAATAAACCACTTACGCTTTCTGCGTTTCTTTTAAGAACGAGAAGTTGCGATTCTTTAACGTAGTGTTGCTTACCATTAATCGAGAAGTCGAAGTAGCACTCGCCATTGATTAAGGACACGCGACCGACACTATCTAGAGTAATTGGCCATAAGCCCCCAATCGCCGATGGTTTACTGAAATCCCATTCTATGTAGATTAGAGCGATTTGATCTCTCCAATAGTTAGCACCGACTTCCTTCCAGAACTGACTCGCTGACTGGAGTCGATTTGGTCTAAGGTTTAGAAGCCTTAGGAGGTCCTTTTTCGTTTCGCTTGGTTTATCTTTTAATAGGTGAACGAATTTGGTCTTAGATAAATGTCTTGCATTAGTGTTAACACACGACATATAGGTAGCATTTGTTTCCTTATTAGCCTTTTCATCGTAGCTATTGAACCAGCCCATCGGCATAATCATTCCATTAGGCTTTTGGGTTTGACGGCCGAATATTCTACTAAAAAAGTTTGTTACAACGCCCATCTAATTGCCTCCTTCCTCACTTTGTGTCACTTGAGTTTCGTAGTTAGGGAGATACGAACTCCTGTTTCGACAGAACTCGACCAACGCATTTAGAATCGTTGCCGGTCCATCTATTTTATTGCCACGGCCATCTTCAGCTTTCTTAGGCATTAGATTGCCGTTTCTATCTACGACTAGTTGAATGTTAGCTAACATCCACTTGGTTATAGGATTGTTCTGATACACTAGTGTCTTGCTCTGGAGCATTGCTTTCATCTCCTGCATTGGGATACTAAGTGTTTTGAATCCCTGGGCGACTGCTTCTTGACACATATCCTCGGACCAACCTAGATCAGATATTTCTTTCACTAAGTAGCCAGCCGAGTACGAGTCATAACAGATCTTCGCGTATGTCCATCCGTGCTTCTGAAACATCTCTAAGAGATAATTCGCAATATCGTGATAGTTGATTAAACCACCCATATCACTAACACGAAGTAGACCACGTTCTATCCAAGCGTTCCATGGAACCTTAGAGGCTTTTGCCACTTCGGATTCCAGGAATTTCATGGTAGCCCAGTATTGAGTAATAGCGATGACCTTACAGTTCTCTTCATCGAATAGAAGAGTTGTGAAGGCGGTCAAGTCGCCTGTTCTGGATAAGTCGTATCCACCGATTACCATAGAGTTATCGAATTTCTTCAATTCCTCATCAGAATAAATAGTTGGATTCTGAATGACGTCTCCATCAAGCCAAGTGATGTTATTCACGCCTACGATATTAAAGTCCTTGACCTTAACTGTAGCTGCGTAATTCTCATCAGCTTGCATATGAGCGACTTCGCTTCTGAGATACTCATACTTCTTAATCTCTCCAAGACTTGGGTTAGCTTTAATCCAGCAGTCCTCATCATAGATTTCCTTTGGATCATCTAACATGTAGAGGAGAGGCATGAAGCCTGGGTCATCGACGGCTCCGCTTAGCACCTTATGCGCGTAGTCGAGCATATCATCGAATAATGCTTCGCGGACAAAGCCCGCAGTTGTGATCATCGAGACTAACGGCTGACTTCTTGTAGATGTTGACTGCTTCAAGATGTCATAAATTGAACGTTTTAACTCGTGGATCTCATCGATGATGGCGCAAGAAGCATTTAAGCCATCGAGTGTCTTTGGGTTATTAGATAATGCTCGGAAGTAAGAATCTCGTTCAGGAACGGATATCTCATTGACCGGGTATAACCTTGCGTGCGTTATCTTTTCAATATTAGGTTCCTTTAAGCGCATGGAGAATGCTTCTTCGAGGATACGTTTTGCTTGCGCATACGTAGTCGCAGCTGCATAAATCTCGGCGCCTGGGTCTTCGAATATCTCCAGATATAACCCTAACGCTGCATTTTCTGTAGACTTGCCATTCTTACGAGCTCGGACGTCAAAGACCTCACGGAATCTTCTAAGTTTGGTTTCGCGACTCAGTATCCCGAATAGGCACTGATATTTCGCTTTCTGGAAGAGGCAAAGCTTTAATGGCTTACCATTCCAGTCGCCTTTAGACTGTCTACAATAGCCTTCGGCGAACTCTATGAACTTACTGCCCTTCTTTTCAGAGAAGTACCACTTAGGATCCTGATTAAGAATAATCGGCTTGATGTGGTTGCAGTAGAACATCCTTATCCATTTTGAGACAACGATCTCGCCGTTTTCGATTGCCTCTATGTACTGAGCGATATAGTTCACTATGCGCTCGGCTTATCTACGAATGGAATCTCATCATCTTCATCTGCGAAGAGACTATCGAATCCACCCTTAGCTGATTCCTTTTTCTCTTTAGGCGGAACCTTACCCATTCTTATTCGACCGACTGGCGAGAGACACAATATCTCAGCGTAGCGTGCGATAAGAGTGCCTTGTTCGTTCATTATTTTGATAAGAGGATTCTGGGTTGCGATTTCGTTGTTATACTTATCCAGTTTAATAACGGTAACCTCACATCCCTCTTCTTCAAACTGTTCCATCGCTCTTTCGTAAATCGCGACTGAATTGCAGTACGCCATAAGCGTCTTCACATCTAAGTCGTTAAGTACATCGACTCCTAACTTACGATAGAGTGGCATAAGCCTTTTCCATTCAGCTTGTGCTTTTGGGTCCTTAAGGACCTTCGGACAAGACAGACCGTCAGGAACTGCTTTATGAGACTTCCTAGCTTGTTCGCGAGCCTCTAATTCGGCTTTTGTGTAGTTATGTGAATTCTCAGTTTTAACTTCGTTCTTAGGTTTTCTCCCTTTCATGTCTTATCACCGTCCGTAATATAAGGGGTAACATCGACTTCCCTAGGTTCCGCTGTTCCTGGGAACATCCGCTTGTTCCACTATCAGCAATAGCTTTCCGAGGTTCCGTTTCCGATTCCGTTGGAACTTATCACTGGTCGACTTCATCCTTGCTGAGGGGAATCCATCTAGTCGCGACGTGTGGCGGGAAGTCGATGAAACTTTCATCTTTTCTATAGAATTCTACGAAATGCTCCAGAATTAACCGATTTAGTAGGTTTTTAGTACTTTTTGGCTAATTTTTGGGTACACACTAATCCGCAGTCCAGGACCGTTAGTGAAGAGGTCTGAAAATTTGAGACCCCTACCCCCCGTACCTTCTTTTGATGATGACGTCTCCAGTCTCAGTGAACTCGATTTTGTTCGGATTGCGACCTTCCTCATCACATCTAGCTTGGTCGTGGCATGACTTACACAACAGCTCGAGATTATCTGGATTGATGGAGATATTCGGATCATCGATATTCTCATCAGTCAGTGGAATCTTGTGATGGACTTCAGTCCCTCGACGTCCACATCTCTCGCATAAACCTTTGGCCATCATAATCTTCTCTTGTTTCGCCCGTTTCCAGATTATGGAGTCGTAGAATCTTCTTCGTTTAATGCTGACTGTGTATTTACCTGGCATAATTCTAATTGGCGACCTAAGGTCCAATCGTGGTACGGACGGGACCACATTGATTCCTGTCGGTCAATACGCATTATATATGTATACAAAAAAGTAGGCAATCGCTTTATGCGTTTACCTACCTGTTTAGCTGTGTACATTTTTTCTTTATACGTTGCAGGATTTTTACTACACCATCTTTCGTATAATGCGTGTAGTCTGCTACTTGTTGTAATGTCCTATTCTTCACGTAGTGAAGATAGAATATCATGAAGTGGTCTTCTTCTGTACGTACGAATCTACTTAGATCGCACCGATCGCGATTCACTTGAAGTTGCAGATTTTCCACTATTTCAATTTGTCGTGCAATTATCGTGTCGTATGACCGCTTTTTTGTTGTCATACACTTCTTCTGAAGATGTTGATAAGAGGCTAATTGGTCCTTAGCTATTCTAAGTGATTTTGTATCCTCAAGATATTCTGCTATCTTCTTTAATGCCGGCTTTCTAATCATAACTTCTTAGCCTCCTTTATTCTTGCTTTTAATGCGACCATTAATCCTTCTTGGACTTGGTCTTTTCTTTTAATTGCTTTATAAACATCTTCGTCCATAGTTCCTTTAACCAGGAGATGATGAATCACTACTGCTTCTTTCTTTTGTCCTTGTCGGAATAGTCTTGCATTGAACTGGAGATAATGTTCCAGATTCCATGTTAGTCCGAACCAGACGATTACGTTTCCACCGTTTTGGAGATTCAGACCATGTCCTGCTTGGGCTGGATGGGCGAAGAATATCTTTATTTCTCCTTTGTCCCATCTTTGCTTTTGCTTTTCTGATCCGTCGAATATCTCGTAATCATATCCTTTGAAGTATGACTTGAATCTATCTAAGTCGTGTTCGTAAGAATATGCTACTAATACTGGTTGATCCGTATCATCGACAATATCCTTTAACGCCTGGAGTTTGATATCGTGAATATCGACGTAGTCGTGTGAATCGTTTTTATAACACGCACCGTTTGCCATCTGGAGAAGCTTACCAGCGACAACACCAGCAGACAAAGCTACTAAAGTCGTATCATCGATGGTCACTAGATAATCGTGTTCCATCTCGTCGTATATTGCTTGTTCACGTTCGCCTAGCTTTAGACTTATTACATTATCTACGCGTTCAGGCATTTTAATGTGATCGCACGACATGAGAGAGAAGCTGATATCCTTAATCTTATCTTCGATAATTTCTTTTGCACCGTTGCGAAGTCTCCAGGAATAAACTTCGTGATTTGGTCCTACCTTGTTTGGAGCGAAGTAGTTAATCTTGAATTTCTCTTCAGATGTGGAGAACCTCTTACCAAAGTCCAATAAATAGATTTGTCCGAATAGATCCAGATAACCATTTGGCGTTGGCGTACCAGTTAGTAGCACCACTCTTGGAGTGACCTTGCTCATCACTTCTACCTGGTGATAGCGTGATGTTCTCTTGGTTCTCCTTTTCTTCATCAATGATGATTCATCGACTACTAACATCTGGAATGGCCACTGTTTTAATTCCTTAAAATAGTCTAATAACCACTCCACATTTTCGACGTTTATTGTATAAATATCCGCTTTTCTGGATAACGCTTTTAATCGCTTAGTTGGCGTACCAATAATTGGCGATATCGATAGATGACGGAAGTTGTCCCACTTCTCTATCTCTTCTGGCCAGGTAAGTCTAGCGATCGATTTCTTGGTGATAACTAATACTCGGTCCACTTCACATCTGTTATAAATCAATTCGTTAATTGCGGATAAGGTACTTGCGGTTTTGCTAACCTAAGCCCATTTCCATAAATACGGCTATACGCGGTTTACTAATAATCTCATTAGTTACGTACGCTTGATAGTCATGTGGAACGAACTTCATACCAGATCACCTCCTTCTTTCAGTATCCCGATGAACTTATCGACTTCTTCATAGTTCTTAATCAGAATGCAGGTTCCTCCATTACGGCGAATCTCATCGCGATGGAACTTTTGAAGTTTAGCGAACTTGTAGTCTTCTGGTTTCTTTAATTCCACGAACACGGTATGTCCGTTATAGACTACTATCCGATCAGGCACTCCAGCGTTACCGGGTGATACGAACTTATAACACTTTCCGCCTAGTTCTTTTACCTTTTTCACTAGACGTTGTTCGACATCGCTTTCGATCATTTTGATACCTCCCTCACTATACCTGATGACATATGTACACATTTTTCTCTATATTATGTAAATTTCAGTCCTGCGTGCTCCGGTACATATTCTTATATGCGCCGGAGAATATATGTGATTTACGTATATTTATAGAATTTATGTCACTTTTGTCACGTTAAGCATTTTTATGATTTTTTATCTTTTAGATAAGTTTATTGATTTTCTTTATGACAATAGCGCGTGACAATCGCTATGACATGACAATAATTTAATGATTTTTAGGTTTTTCTAGTCCTGCGTGCTCCGGCGAGTACGGATATGCGCGCTTGCACCGGAACGGGCAGGAAGGATTTTTATGACTTTTTTGGTCTATTCCACATTCTTTGTGTTCCGTATTCACTTATTGTCATACGTCCGCCAGGTTCCCAACCTAGCAATTTGAATGCGTCGTTTATCGCTCGGCTTTTCACCCTGTCAGTTGAACCACGTGAGTTCCCTAGACACTCGATCCAGAATTCTTGTACACAGGCCTTTTCTCTTAATACCAGTCCATCGGTATTTTCGTTAGCACTGACATTGAAGTCATGTGTTGCACGATAGTACTGCTGACGTTCACCGATTGATTTCTTATTCCAGTCTTTCGGAATTGGAATCGAGAGGAAGTTTTCAAGTGTACCGAGGAATTCATTCTCGTCTGTATGAGCTTCTTGTTGCTCGAGAGCCATTCTCGCAACATCAGCAAGATCCATAATGTTCTCACCTTTGTCGTATAACACTTTCGCTTCAGCCCATAACTGCTTCACTTCATCGAGGGTGATGTCCCATGGATTCTTCTTACTATGACCGTGGCAGTCGATAATAAGGAACCTACGAGCACCAGTGGAATCGTTTAAGAATGTTTCATCGTTAGTTGTACCTATGAAGATACATCTACGTGGATACGGGAGAGTGCGCTTCTGATATGCGCCTCTGAAGGTATCCGTTTGTTTACTTAGGAAGAGCTTAACTTGTTCGCGTTCGCCCTTCTTAAGAGCTGTGAGTTCTCCCCACTCCACGATCCATTGACCGAGTAGGGATTCATATGTTCCTTTATCGTTAAGATTAGCTGCACCAGATATGGAGTCAGAGAACCATCTTCCATTTGGCCCAGCAAGGTTACGACAGGCGAATGATTTACCGATACCCTGTTTGCCCACTAGAGTAACGAGGTAATCGAACTTACATCCTGGTTCATATATACGCGCCACGCCTGCTACAAACATCTTTCTAGTAACAGTGCGGACGTACACGTTATCATCGGCTCCTAGGTAATCGATGAAATAGCTTTCTACTCTAGGTACTCCATCCCATTTAGCGCTTTCAATGAAGTCTCTAACTGGGTCGAAGGCGTTTTCACTCATCCAGCCACTCATAGCTGCAGTGAGCTCTCCACGCTTCTTGATCTTGTACACCTTAGCGATGTAACAATAGAGTTGATTATCATCATCATCGGACCAGTTCTTATCGTTACTGGCTCGCACCCACGGAGACTTTCTAATAATCTCTGGATAAGATGAGAAGACGTTGTATCCGGCTAGTCCCTTGAGGTTCTTATCATTGGCGAGAATGATGGAATAGTTTTCAGCGGTTTCAGCATAGCGACCAGTCTGTGGATTTAAGATTAGATCTTCCATCCAGGATTCGTGTTCGCCATCTATTGTGATTTCACCAGCGAATTCGTTAGCTGCTTTAGTTGCCTTTTCAGCTCTTCGTTCAGCTTCGATTTTAGCGTTTGCCTCAGCTACTTCAGGAATGGTTAGAGCCCATTTCCTACAAGCTATGAACGATGGACGTTTCATCGGAGTTATATTGTCTTCGACATTTTCATCGAGATGACCGTACTTATGGATTCTAACTAGATCAAACGCGTTAACACTGCCTTGTCCGTGAACTGGGTCAGTCTGGTGATCGCTGAATAAGTATTGGTCATCATAGACTCTTGCGCCGTTAGATGTTGAACCACCTAAGAAGGTATACCTATTTGGAATTGTTCCTGGCTCATACACATCTGACAAGAACTCAGCTATCGTAGCTTCAATTCCGTAGATACTACAGAAGGCGCCTACGATGTTTTTCTTATCGGCTGGATTACCAAGTTTATCGACTTCGCTTTTACGTAGTTTAGTTTCCTTACTTGAGATTGGCCATTCTTCACAGTTGTGCCAGTCTTTGTAGCGAGCAAGTTCCTCATCGACATCGACTACTTTACCTGGATGAACTTTTCCTATGAACTCTCCATCCTTACTTGTGGTTGGGAAGTACATAAGTCTAGTTGGTTCGTAAGTCGTTCTATCGAATGAATCCATCGATGATATGCACCTACTAGCGACCATACGAGCAAGTGGTTCGTATTCCGCTTCAGAACATTCTCTATTAAGAGGCATAACAAGTCTTAATCGTGGGAACGCACTTGAGTGTTTATGGGTACTATAGATAATAGTTTTATAAGGACACATGAGGTCAATGTCTTCGAGGATATCGGCCGGACAGTCATCAAGGTCGAGTGTGATCAGAGAGTGACAAGCTACGTGACCGCGTCTTCTAAGGCCGTCAGTTAGAGCGCCTCCGACAAAGCCACCCTTACAGGCTTTAATCTTTCCCTGTTCGTCCTTGCTCATGTTCTTATAATCATTAAAGGTTTCTTTCGTATAGAAGGTCTTTGTAAGACGTTTAACCAGGTCTTCCCAGGTTACTTCATAGGGTTCCCATTCAAGGGTCATATTGGACTTGCCAAGTGAGATTCTATATTTATCCATAGCTAGTCCTCCTTGTACCTATAAGGCTCATATTCAAAGTTATTTGCTTTTTTCGAATAAGCCTCATAGTTGTGCATTCTATCGAGTTCGATGGTGGTGCTTAATGAATCAATGCAGAATTCACAGCCGTGGATTCCACAATGAGTAGTAGTATGTCCGTAGTAGACTAATCGACCACAATGAGGACAAATTACTATTGATTTCATCATATCCTTTTTTGCTTCATACACGATTATGCGACCATAGTGTTTGATAGGTGCTCTAATCTTGTATTTGCATAATCGATTTTTAATATCGGTACCGCAAACTGTTTTATAGGTAACCATTGTCCGTTTCCTCCTATAGTTGATCCCATTCAATGGAGCTGGGATTCACTCTTATTGGTAAGCCCCTATCAGCGTAGACATCGATGTACAGTGAAGCAGGGATAATCTCCCTACTTACAGCGATGATGTCTTTTGCAGCTAAAGACTTTTCAATCTTCTTTTTGAACTTCTCATCGGTCATGTAATATGCGTATCTGATCACATATCGACCAACGCTGTTCTTGGTTTGGTAATAGATGATATAGATGGAATCACCGTATAAGTCGATGTTCCTATTCTCTAAGTCTTTTAGTTCGTTCTTAGTCATGGCGATATCCTCTTACGCATTCGAGTTCATCTTTGAGATAGTCAATGCACCAAGCAGCTCTAGCAGTTGGTATGTCTTTCCAGTTAGATTCCCAGTTATCGCCTAAGATGTCAGAAGAGTTCACATAATTACCAATACGCCTATGTGAATTATCGAGCTTCTTTATATAATCGTATTGACCTTGTGTCATATTGTTGTCCGTCCGTTTAGTAGATAATTAGTAGTAAGTTAGTAATTTATTTGTTTACTTGCTCTTAAGAGCATAATCGTGAAGTAATGATTCACGCACTAAGTTAATACCGTTAATTTGTCCTGTGAGTAATCTGGATTCATTCATCTTATGGTTAACGAATTCAAACTGATTCACTGGATTAGGAGTGTCTCGGAGTTCAGCGTTGATTTTATCGAGTTCGTCTTGAACGATTTCTTGAGCTGAATCGCATACTTCGTTAATATCATCTTCGGTTAAGTGAAGAGTCTTTTTCTTCTCCACTTTCTCAGTTCTAGTAGCTTTAGTTTCAGCTTTAGATCTTTCACGCCAGTCCTTAATCTTATGGACTAATTTAACGTAGTCTTCTTCAGAGTTGACTTCGGTTTCATCTAATAAAGCGATGATTCTTTTTACAGTGATTTTATCCATTATGATTTTCTCCTTCTCACGGGTTTACCCGGTTTAGCTAGTCTTTCATTTTGCTCGATTTGGCGACGTCTGCTATTCTCCTCATCAAGCTGTTTTCGGAAGGCTTTATAGTCTTCACATTTTGAGTGGCACCCGATATGTCTACGAGTACAGTCTTTGCAAGTTGCGTTTGACAATTTAATCACCTTCCTTTGTTGTTAATTTGGTAGGCAGTTCTGGTAACGATCCAGAGTCTCGAGGGTAAAAAGGAGTTGGGTGGGAATATGTCGTAACCACCTCGATACTTTATATGGCTATTTTTTGTTACTTGAGGTAAACAACCTTCGCGCTTTCCTTAAGCTAACTGCCTATGTGGTGAATCGCCCTGGACTCAGACCAGGAACTGTGGAGTTTTTGTCCTTAAAAGTTGCAGTCTCGGGAGGTACACTTCTCCACCGCTTTCCTTAAGCTAGCGATTCAGTACTGACACGTGCTCTAGTGGTACGTGCCAGATGTAGTTATTGTTTTAAGTAGTAATCACATTGATATGATTCAGCTCTTAGAGGTAGACCTTCGTTCCACTCTTCTTTAATAGCCATCGTATCTGTGATTTGCTTTTCTAGTTCATCAGCCTTATCGACTGGAACCTCCACGATCACTTCATCGTGTACGTGGAATCTAATTTGGAATCCTTTTCCAGATAGCGCCTGCATAGCATAACCGAGACAGTCTCTAGCGGTCGCCTGGACAAGGTTTTCGACGAGCTTACCACCGAAGGACTTCAGTCTTACATATCGACTGGTCTTTGGGTCTTCACCGAGATAAGTCATCGTGTCGCGTTTCTCATCGTTATAGGGTCCATATTGGAATCCCTTCATCGCGAGACACCTTCCGCAAGGTAACTTCATGAACAGTGTGTCCTTGAATAAGCGGAATGCGACTTTGTGTGGGAGTTTTGTAACCACTCCTGGGTTTTTATATGCTTCTACTGCTTTGCTCTCTATAGAGCGCCAGTATTGAACGATAGATTGGTTAGCTTCACGCCATTGGTAGACCAGCTTTTGAATTTCGCTATCGGTCCATCCGAACTTATCGGCTCCCATAGCCTTATAAGCTGCGACACCACCACCGTATCCTCCGGCAAGTTCTGCGACTTTACCTTTGGCACGTTCGATGGAATCATGACCAATCTGATCCACTGGTACATGGAACATTCTGGAAGCAGTTTCTTCGTAGACCTTGCCACCGCGTTGGAACATATCGACTTTCCATTTTTCATCAGCTAACCAAGCGACTACTCTTGCTTCGATAGCGTTATAGTCTGCTACAACAAAGCGGTTTCCCTTGGTTGGTATGAACGCGGTACGAATTAACTGTGAGAAGACGTCCATTACGTTTCCGTAACATAGCTCGAGGTATTCGAAGTCTTTCTTTAGAACTAATTCTCTAGCGAAGTCGAGTGTCGAGTATTTGTTCTTTGGAAGGTTTTGTAATTGAACGATTCTTCCGGCCCATCTTCCTGTACGCATAGCGCCATAGAACATGAGCATTCCGTGAACTCTATAGGACTGAGTTTCTTCATCCCAGACTGCAGCTCTTTTCATTGCCTCGTATTTAGCGACTGAGGTCTTACCGGTTTCTCTTCTGATCTCGAGAACTTCTACGACATCGTATTTCTTCTCTTCGGTTGCTTTAGTGATAATCTCATCGAGGTTATCTTTGGTGATACTGTCGACATAAATCTCTCGAGAGTATAACCAGTTCTTAAGCTGTTCCAGAGAGTTAGGATTCTCAAGGTGAGTTATCTCCATTTGGCGGAGAGTTAACTGGGCCTTGTATTTATCGGAGTATTCAAGGATGTTATCGACTAGTTTCATATCGATCGCTACACCAGCGTCATTGATACGTTGATCTAGTTCATATAAGCGATGTTCACTTTCCCTGGTTGATTCATATCCACACTCTTTCGTATAGATGATTCGTTCAGAGGTGACGTCGCGCTTATGGTATTCTTTGAATAAGTTCCATTTCTCGATGTCATGATGTGGTAAGTTACGAGTTCTGCCTTTATTGGCTTTGGTTGGCTTACACGGCATACAGAAGTAGCGAATAAGTTGTTTACCAACACTTGCCATCTTTGCTTCTTCTGGTGGAAGTCCTAAGGCTTCACCGGCTCCAGCAAGAGAACGAGGCATTCCTAGTTCAGCTGCACGGTTAGCGGTACACTCCCAGTGATAAGGGTCAAGGTATCCTTTGATAATTCCTTTTCTTCTTAAGTACTCGGAGAAGCATACACGTTCGAATGTAGCGTTATGAGCGACTTTGATCACATTTGGATCCATAAGCATTTTGATGAACTCATCAGAGATTACACCGCCTTGCATTAGATCGTTCTGGGTGAACTCGCCATCATCGATACAATAACCGTTAAGCATTATTTCGAAGGCTGGAGAGGCACAGTAGGCGTAGACCCCGCATTCACCGAGGTCCACGTCAGAGTACGTTTCAATATCTATAAAGCAACGCTTTAGATTAGATGTTTCCCCAGTCATCGTCGCCACCATTTGCACCAGATGAAGCTTCATCTGGATTCTTGATATAACCGGCGAAGTCTGCAGCTGCTGAGACACGACCACCACGATGTGGTCCATCAGCGACTTTTTGGATGTTGTTTAATCCACAGGCAATACCCTTATTACCATTTGTGGAGAAGGCAAAGAAGGTGATAGACACATTGGCTTTCATACCAGAGTATGTTTCTTCTTCTCTTCCTGGTTCGGTTAAGTCACGACCATATAAGTCGATGACACCTGGTTTGGTTTTGGCACTGGCTGTCATGAAGTAGCACCCTTTGAAGACCTCATCATCTGGTCTTTCTTTATCTCCATCACGGAGAGGATGTTTACATGAAGCGAGTTCAGGACCTTTGCCACCCCATTTGTCTTTTTGTCCTGCTTCGTGAGCTGCTTTAATAGCGATCTTCACCTTGCGGACTTGTTCTGTGTCGGTCTTTGGTAAGAGAATGACAACAGAGTATTTGGCTTCATTGGTTTCTCCCTTATAAGGGGCTAGAGCGTGAACGTAGCCGAGTTCGACGTTCGTAACGATAATTTTTGCGTTGTTGACTTGATTAGTAGTTTCCATTACACGTTTCCTCCTATTTCTTAATAAAGTCTTTGAAGTCATCACTTGCTTTGCTGACACCGATAGCAGGTCTCTTATCGGATTCAGGAACGAGTGTTGGCTTTCCCGCTGGCTTAGTAATGAGGTCTGGATGTTTTGCCAGGATCTCTTTCATAAGCTTGCTAGATACGATGTCTTCAGCTTGCGATGGAGACACCATCTCTGGCGATTTGAAGAACATTGTCTTCGCGATACCCGTTTCATCTTGGAGTATCTTTATTGCTTTATCTGGGTCAGTCCAGGTCTTATTAGATTTACCTTCGACTACTTTGTAGCCCTTGAAGGATTGGCCTTTGACTGCTTCAGATAGTGCAAATTCTTTTACACCTTTGACGTACTTCTCGATCATGTCGCAGTACGGGAGGAGACCTTCAAGCTCCTCTTTGGTGAGTGTTTCAGGTTTTGGAAGTTTATCGATATCGACAATTTGGATCTTTTCTTCTTCCATTTACTTTCCCTCCTTGTGCTTACCGAGTTTAATGATTTGATTAATCGCATTAATCGCTTGCATGGCACGAGCTCGGCAGACGTGCTTAGCTTTGCAGAACTTACATACCTCTTCACTAGGGTTGAAGTCGCCCTGGTCATTCCAGGCAATTTCAGCTGCTGGCTTTACCACCATTTCTCCCCAGTTACGGATGAAGTCGACATTGAAGTATTCACTGTCATAATTTCCGATTCTTGGTTGAACGATGTGGGTATGTACATGTTTGATTGGATACATCCATAGGAATTCATGAAGTGCGCCTAGAGCGTATAATCGCGGTTGAGGATTACCCTTACATTCGACTTCCACGCCACGACCATGTTTATAGTCAATGATGTGGAGGATATTTCCGGCGATGATACAACAGTCGCAAGTTCCGAATCCCTCTTGAACGTATTCCGAGAAGTCGACTCTGACTTCACAGAACATCATCACGTCTTTGTGAGTTTCACTAAGCTCATCAATGATTCTGATCACGTAGTTGAGATACTTTAGAACGGCGTTCTTCATATCTGCTGGTACAGGTTCTTTATCGATTGGATGAATTGATAGTTCGATGTCTGTAAGTTGATCTGGTCTTCTTCCGGTTTCGTTATAGAGATTAAGGAAGTGTTCCGCTAAGGCGTGGGCTCTAGTTCCTTCGACAGAGAATTCGGTATCTACTTCAGGGAAGTATTCCTCGAGTTTTACTGACTTAGGACAAGCGATCCAACGCTTAGCACCACTTGCTGATAACCTTGCGTGTACTTCAGGCATATTAGAGTGCCTTCACTTTCGCGATAAAGTCTGGAAGCTTTTCGACTGGTACAGCGTCAAGTGATTCGAATCCCATTCCGGTGATGATCGCTTTTACTTGTGGAGCAGTGATACCACGTTCACGAGCTTCTTTGATAGCAACA